AGGAACCCATAGGAGATTATTATGGCAATTACACAAGCTGTAGCTAACAGTTTCAAAGTGGAGATCCTGAAAGGCCTGCACGATTTTACGGCTACGACGGGGAATGCTTTTAAACTAGCGCTATATGACAACGAAGCAACTTTAAGCAAATCTACAACTGCTTTTCAACAAACTGACGAGGTGGCTGCTTCAGGCACTTACGCAGAAGGTGGAGGAGCACTAACATCTGTAACACCAACTTTATCTGGTGACGCAGCAGTATGTGATTTTGCAGATATATCATTTACAAGTGCAACTATCTCAGCACAAGCTGCTGTGATTTATAATAGTTCTACTGTATCTGGTTTAACTACAAACGCTGCTGTCGCTGTTTTAGATTTTGGAGCAGTTAAAACTTCTACATCAGGGACATTTACAATTACGTTCCCTGCTGCAGAGTCAACAGCTGCAATTCTGAGAATAGCATAAGGAGATAAATCATGGCCTCTCTTCAAGGATGGGGCCGACAAACCTGGAATTCGGGTGCATGGAATAGCTTTGCACCCGCAGAAGCATCAGGTAATGGCCTCACATCTTCTGTTGGTACTGTTTCTCTAGTTACCACAAACGTATTTGGGGTCACGGGAATTGCACTAACAACTACAATTGGTGATGAATCACAGGAGTCTGTGTATTCATTCTCTGGTAATGCCCTCACGACGTCGTTGGGGACAATGCCTAATCCTACAATTGTAGACAATCAATTATTAACAGGATGGAATAGAGGTGTAGGAACAACCTTACCACTCGGATGGAGCACATCTTCATGGGGTAATGGTGATTTTATATTAACAGTAGACAATGGTCTATCTGGCGCTTCATTAAGCGTATCTTTAGGAACAGAAACTGTAGCAGCCAACGCTGACGTCACTACAACAGGCATAGCGCTGACTTCTACTGTCGGCACAAGCACAGCGACAGGTGTTGCAGAAGTAATTCCAAATGGTAATCCAATTGCTGCCACTTTAGGAACAGAAACTGTAACGGGTAGCTCAGCAGTAACAGCATCAGGCATTGCTTTAAGCGCTGTCATAGGAGATGAAGATGCAACAGCTGTGCCACAATCAGGATGGAACAGGGGTGCAAACCAAGTCACTGCTGAACTCATTGGTTGGAGTGATAACTTATGGGGAACATTAGAGACAGAGTATTCTGTAACAGGTAATACTTTATCTGAAAATGTAGGACAAATATCATTTGTAGGTGATGTTAATGTTGTGCCTACGGGTCAACAAGCAACTGCTTCAGCATCCACACCAGGAACATCAATATTTGTAACAGGTGTAACAGCTACACCAGCTATAGGTACGTTTGCAATAAGTGGTGACTCACAGCTTACAATCGTAGCAGCCTCTGAGCCACAATTAGATATTAGTTTAGGAATACTGCCTACAACCATAGATGTATCACCTCTAGTAATTACGCCTAACACAAATGATGTTTCGGTAGTTGGTACAGCGAGTGTAGATGCCACTGGAAATTCCACAACATCTTCTTTAGGCACTGAAACTGTTACTGGTTCAGCTCCTGTAACTATTGAAACGGCTGATTTTTTAACAAGTGAAACTAATACGCCAGGATTTGTAGGAAGTGTAAATATTGCAGTTTCAGGTAATGCTATATCAGCTGGACTTGGTGAAGAGAGCCAAGAAACTCTTTATTCAATACCAGGTGACTCAGCCACTGCCACATTAGGAACTTTAGTTGCTTCTGGATCTTCTGCTTTGACACTTGTTGGTAATTCTGCTACAAGTGGTACTGGTACTCTACAAGGAACCTTCTGGTCAGAAGTAGACGACTCAAACAGCGATATTAGTTGGACAGAGGTCCATAAAGCTGCATAAAAGTTTTGACAAACTTTAATTTTTAACTTTATATAGGAGATATTATGGCATCGACATTTTCGACAAGTTTGAGAATAGAGTTACAGGGTACTGGTGAAAATTCAGGAACTTGGGGTACTATTACAAACAATAACTTTTCTCAATCTTTAGAGTTTTCTATTGCTGGTACTGTAAACGTAGCTTGTGGTGATAACGCTGTTACAACTTTAACAAATGCTGATGGACCACAATCTCAAGCAAACAACCAAGCAAGAAACGCACACATAAGATTAACAGGGGCACACGGAGCTGTAAGAATAGCTCAGTTCCCAGCTACACAAAAAATTTATTTAATTACAAACGCAACAACAGATTCAGGATCTTCAGGCCCTTATGCAATGACATGTAGACTAGGGGCATCTGGAAATACTATTTCAATTGAAAATGGAGCTACTAGATTAGTAGCAACTAACGGCACAGACTGGTTTGATGTTTTTGCTTCTCCTGGAACAGTAACTGCTCCAGTAGATCTTAATGGTCAAACATTAACTTTAGACGCTGATGCTGATTCTACTATCTCAGCCGCTTCTGACGATGTAGTTACATTCAAAGTTGCAGGCGCAAATCAACTAACATTATCAGATGGTGCTTTATCGCCTTCTACAACTAATGATATTGATCTTGGAACTTCATCTTTAGAGTTTAAAGATGCATTCTTTGATGGTACGGTGCGTATGGACGCTATTGGTTTCGGAACGACTTCAATGGCACTGCCAACAGCTGATGGATCAAGTGGACAATTTATAAGAACAGATGGATCAGGAACTTTATCTTTTGCTACAGTAAATACTGACACAGCTCTTGATGATATTACAACTGGTGATGCAGCTTCAACTTTAGCTACTTCTGCTGGTAATATTACAATAGATGCTCAAGGTAATGATACTGATATTATATTTAAAGGAACTGATAACAACTCAGATATAACCATGTTGACTCTGGATGGTAGTGATGCAGGAACTGCAACATTTAACTCTGGCGCTGTATTCGGTGGTTCTGTTTTACCAGCTGCTGATGACACGCAAGATTTAGGATCTGCAACAAAGCAGTGGAGAGACATATTTACTGGTGACTTAAATTTAAATAACACCAAAACTAGAGCTAATGAGGTCGATGGGACTTCAGGTCATTGGACTATTCAAGAGGGTGATGAAAACCTCTTTATTTTGAATAGATTAAATGGTAAAAAATATAAATTTAACTTAGAGGAGATTAAGTAATGAACGCTTTAATAGTAGCAGGTGCAACAGTAACAACTGGTGCAAATTTAGACGCAACAAAATTAACAGGAAATTTACCTGAAATTTCAGGAGCTGACTTAACAAACTTACCAGGTTCTCCTATTAATCATATAAGTGCAACTGGTGGAACTTTTGGTGCATTCGGTCATGGACCACAGGGTGGTACTTCTACAGGAACTTTTAGTATGGGCACTGCACCATCGGACGCTTTAGGTGGTTTTGTATTTTTTAGTGCTCATGCAAATGATTTTACTGAATACTTAAAAATAAAATCTATATCTAATGCAACACACCCAAGTAATACTATGGGTGGCTCACAGTTTTCACATACTTGTCACGACCTTATGCCTTTTACTTGCTCAGGTGGCGCTAGTTTAACAGCTACAGTAGAGGCAAGAAAGGGCACAGCAGGTGGCCCTATGCAGTCACACTCGCAAGGTCAGTTTTTCGTATTATTCTTAGGTTAATAATATGGATTCTAAGGAAGCACTTGAGTGGTTTAATAAAAATAAGAAAAAAGTAAAAATTAGCCCAGAATCTACAAATAAAGCTAAACAAGTTATAGAGAGTATGGATGCTACTCCTGAGCAAAAAAAGGTTTTGATGAATGGTTTAAGTATGTTGGGTGGTTTTAATATTCAACTTAACAAAAACTCTGAAGAAAAAAAAGATTAATTTATTGAAAGCTTGGGCCATGAACCCAACCTACTAAAGCTTTTCTGTCACCTTTAGTTAATTTAGTTACCCTGTGCCAAGTATAACTTGGAAATAAAATTAATGTGCCTCTTTCTCTAGATTTTTCATCAAAATCATGACCAAAGAATTCTAGATTACCGCCCTCATATTCTGACGAATGTGATAGCTGTAAGGTAAAACCAAGCTTACGAGTTGGTTGTCTATGTGTAAAATCACGGTGCCAATCAAAATGACCATCATTTTCATATTTAAAAATACAAGGTGGGTCAGTTAGAAAATTTAAACCAGTAATGTCAAAATTCCATGAATCAGTATTTATTTCTGAAATAATATTAGCTATACCACTGTAGGGAAAACCATCAGGATCAGGAGCTATGACCTGTTGTTTGTTTATTCTTATATTAGATTTATAAGGTCCTGAGTCACCAGTCTCTACTTTAGAATCCTCCCAATGATCATTAAGTTTTGCTAATACTCTATCACAAAGGCTGTCATCAAACACTTTGTTAAAATAGTAAGTGTTAATTATTTTTCGATTGCCTCGTGGTAAAACAGGTAAGTAATACATCTAAACTTCTTCTTTTAAATCTTTGTAAGGTCCATTTTTATCTACGTAATGTATAAATAATTGATGATGCCAACTACCTGTTGGTTGTGTAAAAACTGGTCTAGAGTGTTCTATCTCCATACCTTTATATATTACACCATCACCCATCCCTATAATTATTGGTTCATCTCCCATACACAAAGGCCATTTGTAATCTTTGTTTTCATAATTATACTTTAAAGTTATTGATGCACTAATTTCACATTCTTTTCTGTCTTTATGTTTTTTTAAATCAGATCCTGGTAAATATACTCTATTAAAAGAATATGTAGGCTGTAAACTTAAACCAGTTTCTTGTTCCATCAAAGGATGTAAATAGTGTAGGGCATGTTGATAGATCTGTGATTTAGATGAGTGAACAGCAAACGAATTTCTATATTGTGGATCGCCATTAACTTCAAAATTTTTAGTGCTCCAAGAGCTTAAAAAATAAACAACATCTTGTGACAACATGTTTTGAACATATTTGTATTTTTCTTTCATAACCTTCTTCTTTCAACATCATGCATATAATCACGATAAAAACTTGTCAAGCAAACAATTATAAAAAATACTGTTGCGAAGACTAAAAATATGCTTACATTAGGTTCTCACCAAAATTAACAATCACAGGAGATATTATGACTGAACAAGAATATTTAAAAGCCATTGCTGTCCTT